CACGGGACAGAAATTCAACATGAGTCTTATAGGCAAACCGTTCAGCACGGAACTCCTGTGGCAGGCAGTGCGGCGCGTAGCGCATCTCTACCTTGGGTTTGAACCCAAGGCACTCCGCGGCCTTCTTGTATGCGTTTCCGTCCAAGTCAGCCGAGATCCCGTCGTCACCACCGTAGAAGCCCAGATTGTTCCAGGCCGCCACGGGCTGATGCCCTGACGAGCGATATGCTACATACGCTGTTAGCGCGCAGAGGAGGGTGTTCATAAGAGACGTCCCAGGCTCGCCACTCAGGCGTTGGGCCTCGGTCTCGTACCACACTCCATTCATCTTCGATCGCACCTTTTGGTGTGCTTTCCAGGCTGCATGTGCCAGGTTGAAATCAACCGGGTCCGTGAAGCTCTTACGGAGCACAAGGAGCTCGAGATGGGTCCTCATTTCGTCCAGTACCGTGCCGTCCATGCGTGACAAGTCTGATAGACAAGCGGATTTGGCCCCGGCCATCTTTGTGGCCAAGATTTCCGCGGTCTCGACAGGGGTCCTGCCAAACGCATAGAAGTGCAGTCCCGGTACGGATTCTGCCTCCTCACTCTCAAACGGCCGTTCAACATCCTTGAGGAATCTCACAAGGCCATGGATGATGCAGCTGTACTGCACCTTCATGTGGGCTATGTGGTTCTCCTCAGGGGATGGATGAATTGGCCGTGCTGGTTTGGGGTTCTTGGATTTTGCACGAATGGCTTTCATGGCTTCCTCGAAATCTCCCTCTCCACGCCACTCACTTCCGTCGATTTCATAAGACTCATCCGGGCCCTTGTAGGGCTCGTTTTTGATGAAGGCTGCGGTCGATGCGCTTGCCTTGAAGTCTCCGATTTCATTCGGGTCAGTGCCGTAGTAATCCAGCGCTTCCGCTATCATGCGGAGTTGACTGGGCCTTTTCTGCTTGTCCTCGAGTTCCTCTATCGTGAAGGGTACAGCTCCTCCCTCCGGAACTACCATGTCCACGAACTCCTTGATGCACCGGTAATGGAACAGGCTCAGGTTCAGCCTGTCTTGTGCTTCCCGTTGCGGCTTCATGATTCTCTCTTCAATGCAATCTTTAGCAACTGACCTGTCTTTAATGGCAGGACCGACCGGGGCCGGCAGAATTGGATCCATGATCAAGGTGAGTGAGCTCCCATACTCTGGTACCTCCAGGGGCTTGCGTACATAAACTGGCAAAGCTTGCGGTACAAAGGGTGCCACCCTAAGTGGTTTTGGCGTTTTACGCTCTTCCGAAAAGGCGCAAAGAAAGGCCTGGATAGTAACTTGATCAAGCTTACTCAGCTTGGTATACCTTCCTTTCTTTGCCATGATTGCTACTTGGCCTACCCCTAGTTTCTTGCTACGGGTTTGACCGCATAGGATCATGTCGAGGACATCGGATGTCACTTCGTGGCAGACACGGCTTCCCAGCCGCGTCACATAGTGACGCAGCTCAGACTGCTCGATATCGTCTGTGTTGGTTCCAACTACTGCACTCGATCTGTACCATACGTC